ACTATTTACAAGGTAGTGACGGATTTCAGACGCCGGGCGTGTTCTGTAACACTTAGGCCAGCGGCGGGGCTGTGAAGGTCAATCTTGATATTGGCCGGAGCCTGGAAGGGGGAGTCGGTTCTCTTATTAGCTGAACCGCAAGTAGCCCACTGGTGCCGAGTGCTTGATGGCGACTCGGCTTGTATAGTAGTTATGTTGCTTTTATTGTAATATTCTACGACTTTTAGTGGCGACCAAGAGTCCGCGTCTGTGTATCACGGCGGATGATCTGGCACACGCACGGCCCAGGATTGCGCATTGAGACGATCTTCCTGTGGTGAGGAGTGTGATGAACATCCTGGTACTTTAAATTCAGGGTCTGCGTCGGGCAGACAAGACACATTTATGCAGATGAGGTCTCCCGACTTTGTTCGGTAACCAGAGTGGGTTCACCGAACGAGATGTATCACTTACTAAAACTAAAAGTCAAAAGGCGAGGGCGCGCGGCCAGAACAAGCGCGCAACGGGGGGTGTTATGAGAGGATCTGGCGCTTATGATATGTCCGGTATAAAGCAATCTATTAAGGGAGCTATCAGAGAAGGTTTGATGTTGGGCGGTGGGGCACTTGGTGCTGCTACCAAACTGCCCGGCGGTATGGTGTTTGGAAGAGAGTTAGGCAGTAAACTGTCTAAACTGGTCGGTAGCGGTGATTATGAATCAAATGTGTCAGTTAATGACCTTATTCGCCCACCAGTTTTGGCGTCAGCTAGTTTTGCCGGTGAGAATGGGGATTTTGTTCGGATTCGCCGTCGTGAATTCTTACAGGATATCTCGACATCAGCGGTTGCAGGTGCTTTCGTTAACTATTCTTTTCCCATTAACGCTGGGCTTCATGCCACCTTTCCTTTTCTGAATCAGGTTGCTAGCAATTATGAGGAGTTTTGCTTTGATGGTCTTGTATTTGAATTTATTTCTTCTGCATCCCCATACATTGCAGGCTCTTCACTTGGTACCGTGATTGCATCAATGGAGTATAACTCCACGATGCCAGACTTTACTTCCAAGTTCACTATGGAGAACTCTGCTCATGCTATTTCCGCCAGAATCGATAAGAATTTGATGTATGGCGTCGAATGTGCTAAGGGTTCAAATGTTCAGAATTGCTATTACACTAGGTCTGGCGCGTCGACGTTGCCTCTCACAACCACTGACCTTGGGAACTTCCAGTTGGCTTTGGCGCCTTCTGCTGCAGTCCCTGTGTCAAGTGTTGTAGGAGAGTTGTGGGTCACTTACGATGTGATCCTTAAACGTCCGTATATTACCGGTAGTACTGGCTTGTATCATAGATATTCTGGTGCCGGAACCGCATTATTGCCTTTCGGTACGAACACGATTCAACAGACCAATTTAGGGGCTTCTAATTTTTCTTATCATAATGGGACTAATATCGCCTTTAATAATGTTGCTGTTGGTGATAGTTTTGTTGGACAGTGGATTTTCGTCGGGACGGGCGGTGCGGTGTTGACTTATCCAGTCATCACATACACCGGTGCAGTCGCGACTAATGCGCTGAACTTAGACACTGCAAGTTCCCTTAACTCACCAGCAGCCGGTGTCACGTCGATTACGGCTAGTTCAACATTTACCTTCACAGCTACTGCTTCCTCAGGGTATATTACCTTTGGGGCGGCAGGCACCCTCCCGACTGGTTCAGTATATGTAGAGCTGTTAATTACATATGTTGGGTGTAATGTTCTACCAGCAAACTGGTAGTTTATCATGTAC